AAGACCGCTACGCCACCCATGCTTCAAAGCATTAGCTCGTTTAGAGCTTGTTGTCTTACGAGTTACCATACTTTTTCTGTTGGTTCTACTACTGTTGCTTTTAATTTGGAAAGTTTTTCTTGAACAGATTCAAAAAGTTGTTCAGCTTCTAACCATTCCTTTAAAAGCTCTGGAGATACGTCTACAACTAATTGACGAAGATAATGCCGGTCTTCTTCAGAAAGTCCGTACACAGGATACCACTCATCACGTGTCAAAAACATTTTCATAGTTTAGTCCTTTCATACTGATGTAACAAAGCACCGAAGGCATCTACAAAGACCTCATCGTGGTTAGTATGTCCCATGGAGAACATAATAGCGTGAACGAGTTCATGGCAGAAGGTTTGTTCAGTGAATGTCTTGTTCATACCTGCCCTCAATCGGATTGTCTGAGTTG